CATAAGCGCGTTCGCCTTCAACCGCTGCCCGTGTCGTCTCGGTCACAGCTATCATCTCTGATCTAACTGCCCCAAATTGCGGTTCTAACCTTACGGCCAACTCTTTCGAGGTCAAGCCTTCTTCAAAGTAACCCGGTACGTTTTTCTGCAATAGTTTTTCAAGCGTGCGGTGGGTCGTGCCTTCCATGCCGGTTACCAGATCGTAAGCGTAGGAACGCGCCCAATCAGCCGCAATCATGTTGAATTGCGCCCAATCAGCACCAATCCCGACATAATCCATAAGTCCGAGTGCCTGCTGTGAAAAGGTGTCTACCAGAATAGGCTCAACGTCTTTGCGGATTTCCTTCCAGCCGTTTTGCCAATACTCGTAAGGCACTTTGCTCAATTCAGGCGGGTCGCCTAACAAGTCAAGCAACTTGTTCATTTCAGCACGCAAGTCTTTTGATATAACGCGTGCTAACCGGCGTTCCAGCTCGTCTCGGTTCAGAACGTCCACTATGGGTAACCTCGCCACTCAATAACTGAATCGAATATGCGCTTGACTTCTTCAGCCGTCTTTACGCCTTCCAATGCTCCACTAATCGCGCCGTGCAACGAAGGTTCAATAACGCTCGTATCAAATTCGCGCAACTCCTTGCCCTCTTTGACCCGCTTTTCTGCAAACTTCTGCCACTTGCGCAATTCGGCTTCCTGTGGATCAACCGGCAAGCGTTCGTCAATGCGGTTGTCTAACTGCTCTTGATGCGATTCCAGCATTGAAGCCTGCTCGTCTGTCAGCTCGTAGCCGGCCAGATTCAGCGCGACTTCCACCGGCAAGCCTGCGCTCACGAACTTATTCAGTAAGTCAGCACGGGCATTCTCGTCTTCCTGGAATAAGTCCATCTCGCTGAACTTGAACTCCAAGCGCAAACCGTCACGCGCTAATAGTTGCTCATTCAATGCGTCTGCGAATAAACGCGCTCGCGGTTTGATCGTGTCTTCGTAAAATGAGAGCCGGTCTTCCTGTGCCGTTGCATAGTTGGCCGCCTCTGAATCCAATAATGTCTGCTTAATGCCAAACGCCATTGAAATATTGTCTTTGGCTATCTCATTCAATTCCGGGAACGATAAGTCTTTCAACGGTGGAGTCAACGTGACCGGCGTGATAGAGCCAGCTCTTACGCCCAGCACCCGGAAGGCGTTTTTGATCGCCGTAGCCGAACGCCTAAACCAGTTTTGAATGCGCTCGATTTCGTTGCGGTCATTGGAGTCAATGCCCAGCAAAGTGACCGGCATGGCCCCACCCTCAAAGTACATCTCTGGAAACTTGCTTATCGCGTACAACAACTTTGCGTCAATGTTCGATGCTTTAGCCGCGCCGATGCCTGGACCCGTGTCTTGAGTCGGATCAAACTCTTTGATGTAAAGCATCTGGTACTTGCCCGCTTCAGGCTCATTGTGCCAGACCGCCCCGCTTGAGTTCTGCTTGAATTCGTACACGCCTTTGGTGTACTTGACATCCATGTCGAACGGATTACGGTACTTGATGTCTTTGCGGAAGCCTGACTTATTCGTGACAATCTCGCCGTAAGCCGCGCCTGCCAGAAGGTTAGACGCTTCCCATTGCCAAAGCAGGTTTCCGAGTTTCGTAGGATAAGGCCAGTCAACCTCGTTTTCTTCGCCTCGATAAATATTGACCGGCACGCTTGAGATAGCATCGCATCGCAATTGCACCGCCCGGAACAGTAGCGGAACGTATTTGTACAAAGTGGCAACGGAATCAGGCACGCCGTCCGATGTCAGGAGGTCTACCCAGCCGGGTACACTCGTTATTGTTTTTACAGAATCAGTCAACTTGACCTCCCTTAATCCATCCATAAGATAATCCCCCCATTGCTTACCCCGTGCCACGCAATAGCCAGGCTCATAACACAATCGTCATGCATTCCAGAAGGCGCGCTGTAAGAGAATGACCCGCTAGCATTGCGCTTTGCCTCAAAACTCAATAGCTCGCCTATTAATACAGGCTCGTCTAAGACCCGAATCAGCCCATTTTCAAAGGCGTTCTGTAAGTTTTGAATAACAGTCTGCTTTGTTGCTGAAGTCGTTGTAAATGGCACGATATTCAAGCCCCGCGTCACCAGCTCGTCAATAACCGGCCTGCCTATCGAGTTAGCCTCGACCACCATGCTTGTCAGTCCATAACGGCTATACACGCTCTCAAGACGGTCAATCAGCACCGGGTAATCCACGCGGTTGAACCTGTCCATGTAGACCATCTCTTTCGATTCAGCATCCAGCACGCTAACAACGGTAAAGTCCACACTCGCCGCCACGTCCACGCCGGCCACGTACTGTCTGCCTTCTTGCGGCTCTTGCGGGTCCAGAACAGCGGCCTCTTGCACGCGCCTAAAAACCAAGCCTTCAGCATCTACGAATTCGCCTAACCATTCCTGCCTATAAGTCAATTCGTTCACGCGTTCTTTAGCGCGTTCCGCTGCTTTTTGAATGCGTTTGTTAGGGTTCGCACTTGACGGAGCAGTCCATGACTTTTGATGAACGCCATCATTGATGCCGCGTTGATATTCCTGCCAGAACCAGTTACGCCCGCGAGGTGTGCTGATTAGAATCGCATCACCGTCCAGGTCTGCAAGCGTAGGTTGAATCGCGCTCGTCCATGCTGTCTCTGATATTCGCGCCGCTTCGTCCAAAATAACCAGGTTGAAACTTTCACCGCGCACGCTGTCTTCGTTATCCGCTGAATGGATCCCAAATACACCGCCGTTGATAAACTCGATTGTGCGTTCCGTTCTGTTCACGCTTGCCAGTTTTGCTTTGCGTAAAGGTGCAACTGCATTTTCAGCGAATCTCCAAAGAGCGCGTCCATTTTTGTAAGTAGGTACAATCCAAGCCACGCTTCCACCTTGTGAAGCTGTTGCAAGCGAAATTGCGCCACCCAATATGGTCTTACCCCACCGTCTCCCCATTGAAAGCACTTTCACTTTCGCTGGATGAGCCGCTATCTCCCATTGATCTGGGCGCAAGGTTGGTAATTGCAGATCGATAATCTACTCCCGTTATCCCAATCGAATTGATGTTTTCGCCATTCGTGGTTAAGTCCACCTTTTGTTGTGGCAATCCAACCAGATAGTCTGATAGCCATTTACGCGCTTGAGCATCGCCCTTTGTCGCCAGCCTAACCGCTGTTTTGACAATGCCAATCCAGTCTTCTTCAGAAACAGCAGAAACGGTCAAGTCGTAAAACTTGATCTCACGATCTTTTGGCATCCGTCCAGTAGGATTGCCAGAATGCCCTTTGATAAATCTGCCTTTTTCGTCTCGCTGTCTTGCCATTAACTACCTGCTATCAGGGCTACTCTTCCTCGTTAGCCATAACAATATGGACTAACTCTTTCAGCCAGCCCATCATCGTTTGAACTTGCGGTAAGCAGTATTCAGGCACATTCAGCACGATGTTGTACGTGCCATCCGCCATTGACTTCACCTGTCGCATCTCTGCTTCAAACTCGACTGCTACCGGCTCTGCCAGATCGCCCTCGTTTTCACCAATAACCGCGACCACGTCCACAAACACTCACGCCCACCGATGAAGTCAGTCACCATCGCCGTTGCCGTTCATAGCGTCAAGCCGTTCTGTCAACTCTTTCACCTGCTTTTCGAGCTCACGAATACGCCGGTCCTTGTTGTTGACCACCTTGCTCAATTTGTCCACTTGCGCCTGCAAATCAACATTTTCCTGCTGCAAATTCACGATCATTGCTTCCCTGTCTGATAATGCAGAACGCAAGCCTGACACTTGCGCCTCTAAGACATCCACCTTCGCCGCCAAATCATCCGCCCGCTTATTGAGAGCGTTCAGCCTCGTTTCGTATGCGGTCGATAGCGTTGCTACACAGTCAGCCTGGATCTTCTTGCGGTTAGCAAGCGCATTCACAATAGCCGCGCCTAAGCCGCCTCCGCCCAGCACCGCTGCTATGATTGCGACCCAGACGTTCTCGCTCATCCCGCACCCTGATTAGGGAATAGCTCCGCCACAGCCTTTTCAATAGCCGCGTCAACCAGGTTCAAGTCAACAAACAGTTTGTGCGCTTCAAGCCAGCGTTCGGCAATCTCAAGCGCATAAGCCTTCTTATCCGCAATCAAGTTAGCCGCTCCCGCCTGTTCTGCCGCTTGCACCGCAAACTCGGCGGCAAGCTCAATGTACTCCGTCACTGCCGGACTCAATAGCCTTGCGCGCGCCCAGAGTTCCTTTGCATAGCCCAGAATAAGGCTAACCAAAGCAACCGCAAGTGGCGGCAATATTGCGATCAATACCGCTTCTAATACTTTACTGATAACTGGCATCCAATCCATTCAAGCCTCCGAGTGTCTAATAATTACTCCGGTGAATAAAGCCCACCGGCAGGCTCATATGTTCAACTTTGGTCCGCTGGCTCTGCCGCGCGTAGTTGACTCTGTTTCAATGTAAACTAATTTCTGAACCATCAGCAATGTCTATCCCAAGATCAGAAAATGTGATTTCTTTTTGTTCTGCGTTTATATTTTGTCGTCTCTCACGCTCTATGTCTGAAACCATAAAGGCAAGCCACTCCGGCCATTTAGTGCGGTCAACTCCATATTCTTCTTGGCATTTACTGCACAAGTAAAATTGGCTTGTTATAACTTTTCCGCAAATACAGCGTTTAGTTTTCACAATAGTTCCTGTTAACTACAACAGGCTTATTGATACTTTTATGCAAGTTACCCAATATTCTGCATATTTTGCTCTGGCTGAATCCGAATATGTTTGCAATTTCAGTTTGCGTGTACCCTATCACCCACAGATACAGAACAGCCCGGTCGGTGTGACCGAGCTGTCTGATAGCTTCTTGTATTTCGATGCGCTTGTCTACGTTCTCGTGCGCTATAAAGTCGCTCAAGTTCATTCAGCCTCCAACCGTTCTTGGATAACAACCGCTATACTCGCAATCGCTATAAGTACAAAGAACGCCAGAACACCTAACAACCATGACCCTCTTTCAATCGCGAGGTGCACTATAAACGCTA